TCTGCTATGACATATCTACTTATACTCTCTTCAGTCAATCCAATATATGCAGCAATTGACCTTGATGACTGTAACTGTCTTTTTCTGCTCTTATCTGACAAAGAGCCTTTAGGCAACCCCATTACTTCAGTAGTGAGGTTGCAAATAGCTTTAAAATTTAATTCTTCAGTCATCTTAAAAAATATCATCATCATCAGTAGTAACAAAACCCTCATTACTTTCTGAATTTTTATTATTCCAACGCCAAGAATTTATATTTGTATAATAACGACCGTTAAATTCGTTACTCTTAATATTAACTGAAACCTCAACAGTATCACCAATATCAAAATTATCTAGCTTTTTTAATTCTTCATTACCAAAGGCTGTAATACATACCTCTGTTTCAAATTGGTCAAACTGCTTTAAGATCACATCTTGTTTTTTCCATTCTTTACCTGCATTAGATATTCCACTTTGTAGCGGTAAAATTTTACTAATTTTTCCTTTAATTTCCATGTTTATTATTTATTAATTATTTTTAAAATTTCTTGTAATTTTTTATTTGTTTTTATAAGATCCATTTTTAACTGTAAGTTATATTCTTTAACTCTTTTGTTTTCACTTTTAAAAAACTCAATTTTTTCACTATTTTCTAAAGGTGTGTTAATACTGTTTCTTGGCATATTTGTTTCCATATTATTTTATTTAGTTATTAAAAAAGAAAGTGAAAAGGAGTTGGTAAACTACAAAGTATAACAGCTAATTATTAAATGTTTTATACCTAACCTTTTCACAATCTATATTATTTATTTTTAAGTTTCCAGTTTATGTACTTTGTCAAAGTATCACCATCAAAAATTATTTTATCTTTTTCTGGTGCGTATGGATATTCTTTTCCATTAGTATGTTTCTTAGTTTTTAATCTTTGAATAGGTAATCTATACAAAAACCTACCAATGCCAAAACCAACACAAGCTCTCTTAAAAGCATCTGAAGCATGACCCTTATCTTTTTCCACATTACTTTCTGAGCCTGTATCATCTTGCCAAACCCATTCCTTGCCGTTGAATATTTCTACTCTGCAAAACAAAAGTCCATCAGCAGAATAATATGACTTTTTCCAATTTCCAACACCAACAACATCATCTAACAAATCCATACAATCTCTAGCGTCAATATAAGCAACACAAGTAGTTATTCCAAATTTAGTTGACTGAACCCTCCATTTATATGGAAGCTCTTTACATAAGTCTTTAAGTTTAGTTTTCATTTTATCTTAAATTTATTATTAGTGCTTTGTTTTTATACTGCTCTGCATATTCTTTTAATTTATCTTTATCTTCAAAGTCATAAACTTCGTCAAGATTAAGTCCTGATCTATCACAATAATCATCTAAAGCCTTGTCTATTTGTTTTCTAGTACCAAATATTCTAATAGCTTGACTATATTCTTTAATGTCATTATCATTACACTTTAAATGACTGTTTCTTTTTCTTGTTGTTGTATATAAACCGCTAGGGTAAAAATAAAACGTATCGCATTCTAGTTTCATAATTAGTAGTTAAATTGTAAGAATAAATAAATAGAAGCGTATGCTAATGCAAAAAGTGACGTAATTATTAAATAAAATTTAAACTGACTTATTTCATTATCATAATTATGTATAATATACTCTTCTCTCCAGTTAATAAATTGACCTTTATTATCCTTCATATAAAAAAAGTCTGCTGCTTCTTTAGGTGTTAAAGTAAATGTAATACCTGTTTGTTTGTTTGTTAGTTTCATTTTTCTTTTTTTTATTGATTAATATGGTACAAAAGTAAAAAGAAATATTAATTATTAACACAATTGCTTACAAAGTTATTAACAATTTAAGTGTTAAGAAGGGTTTTACTAGATTAANATTTTTATAAANTTAATAGTAAAATAAATAAGATAAGTAGGGAATAAAGTGTGTAAACCTGCCAATTAAGCTCTTCTTTCATTATAATGGCATTAATAAATTTAAAGGAGTTTTACCGTTGTTTAGTATTACAGCACAACCAACTGCTGGTCTTTTTCCGTATTTAGCATATGCCATAGCGTATGACTTATGATTAATTCCGCAACCGACTTGAGTTCCAAAGACTCTAAACTTTTTTCCAACATAATGTTCTGTATAGCATTGAGTATGCAAGTGACCTTGTACCGTATTCATCATATCGGCACGACATTTAGTTCTAGCAGTACCACCTTCACCGTGTATATATTGAACGCCATCCTGCTCAAATCTTTCTACAAACTCCCAATTAGGTGTTCCTAACACTTCTTTATAAGACTTAATCCATTTAGAAGGTATTGCAGAGGTTTGTGCCTTACGCATTATAATACGATCATGATTTCCTATAATAACTTTAGTACCAATATCGTCAAAAGCATCATACCATTTAGATATTTTGCTTATAGCTAAATCTAACTCTTCTAAGCCACCCATTCCGTCTGCTGAGGTCTCATGATAGCTACTATAATGATTGTCGATTATATCGCCTATAAAGATGGTTTGTGTGCAATTAAATGCTTCATATTGTTCTAAACACCAATCTAAATAACCGTCTAGGCAAAACGGCTCATGAAGGTCACCGATAACTAGGACATTCCTAGCTTCGGTTTCCCTCATTTTTTCTAATGCCACAATTTCATGTGGTTTTAGTCTGTATCTATTATTTCTTTGCTGCATCCGCCCATCCTTGCCCTAATACAAGTGCAATTACTCCGTATAAGATGTTTTGAGATGTCTCAGGGTTTATACCCCAATTATCACTTAAAAGCTGAACAATTACACCAACAGCAGTATATAAAAATTTACGACTTGCTAATGCTTTTTTTAATGTTTGAATTAAAATCCAATTTCCCATAATTATTTGTTTTTGATTATTAATTAATTTAGTAAAGTTACTTATCTGTAAAGCCAAAACACATCTTGGTCTTTTTTATTATCAACATCACAATGTATAAAAGTCTTACCTATTCCTATTCTTGTAATACCTACCTCTAGTAATGCTGTGATTATCAATGCTCTATGTCTACTACCATTACAATGAATATCACATGCAACCCCATATTGATGACTAGAGCCTACTCGCCCACCTATTTTCAAATTCCATTCTTTTGTTCTATAACCAGAATTTATCTTAAAAGGTATATCAGCATTTCCTCTAGCATAGTCTAATTTTTCAAGGAATTTATGATTCATCTTTGAACCTGATCCTGGTTCATCTGGACTATCAAACTCAGAAAGAGAAAAGTATTTTAAATTCAAAGTGTTACTGTTTGATTCAACAATATTAGAGATAGTAGGTTTTATAAATTTTGCAGCCTTTAACTTCTTTAACAAATTCATGACGCATTTTAACCACATTATCTTTGTTTTTGTTATACTTCGGATTGGTACTATTTAGCTTATTCTTCTTCATTTGCAACCTTTAAATTCACAATTACCACACCATTTTAGACAATAAGTTTGTCCTGTCAATTTATATATTAGATTGCATATTAATTTTCTCATTTCTTAAATTTTACGAATTTATAAATAGTGAAACTTATCGCTAGGATAAGTGAAATTAGCGTAAGGTATTCATTGCAATCAGTAATACTGAAACCAATTGCTGATCCGTTAGCTAGTCCTACTTGTACTGTGTCTCTTAGGTCTGTCATTGTTTTTTGTATTAGGCTTTTTATCCAAGTAGGATTTTAGCTTCGTTATGTTTATTAATTTTGGTTTATAATACTTTCTCATTGATTTTGTATTGGAATAAAGTCTCTTATTGTAAGTTTAGCTCCCTGACCTTCAGGTCTTTCAAGGTTCATTCCTGCATAATAATTAGCAGTTGATGGCTTTACGTCTGCGCCCTCATTTTGATTGTATTCTGCAAAGCTGCCAACATTATTGCGTATATAAGAAATTAATCTCTCTCTGTAATATTGGGCTGTATTGGAAATTTCTTCTCTTAAATGTTGCGCTTCTTCTGTACTTAAAGCTGTTCCTGTTTCCGAGCTTTTTGAATATATGTTTCCATTCTCTATCTTAAAACGTAAAAAAGGTACAGCATGATAAAATGAATAATTTACAAGAACAAAAGAAATATAATCTTCAAGCAATGTTTTGTAAGCAGCATTAGCCACATCGTTTATAGTTCCGTTTGTTATTAATGTTTTAATCTTATCATTTAATTCAGTTCCAAGAGCTGTCTCTATATATAATTTTTGACTCTGTAATATATAAGGGCGTAGTAGCTCTGGATCACAATTAAGGTTTATTGCGCTTAAATCTTTTAATTTTTGTTCTGATATAAATAGTACGTATGCCATAATTATTATTCTAAAAATCCTTCATTCTTCATAGTCTTAGGCGCTCTTGCAACTAGACTATCATTTCTTTTAATTGTAAAACCTTCACTTCTAGCCTTTGTAGCAGTTATGATTTTGTCAGTAGTTATATTATCAGGATAAACTACGAACCCCTCGTCACTAGCAGGCGCTTGAAAAATCCTACGTTTCCAGTAGTGATGGCAGTTTCCGCCTCCTTTGTAAAGCCAGCAACTATATGTTGCAGCTCCTCTAGGTCCCCATCCTGGATTTACAGGTATTGTTGACATTCTTAAAATATCCTCCTTCCTGTAAACTTTTTTTGTCGCCATCATAAGCTTGCAAAAGCTTCTAGTTTCTCCTTCTTGACTTAAAGAGTTGTTTCTAGTGTAAACATATCTAACTTTAAAAAATTCATCCCCTGCCTTATTAAGACCATCCTGCTCACTTCTTACATTTGGATTAGCTCTTCCTGTTCTAACGAAATCAAATTTTTCACCTGCAACTTTATTTAATTCTTTTTCAAAATCAAAGTCTTGATGTTCTCCATCTACTATTTCATCATCTATCATTTCCCATCCTTCAGGAATATCTTCACCATATTCTGCTATAAATTTTTCTAATTCTGTTTTTTCAAATTTTTGTTTTTTACAATTACAATTTTGTAAATTAGTAATTTGTTCATGGTCTTCGCAAGGCATATAAACGTCTTTACCATCTAAAGTATGTACGTGATACCCTTTGCATCCTAATCGTTCTGCTTCAGCTTCAGCTTCTTCTATTGTGTCATATAAAGGCAAATCTATTTTACCATCTTTACCATCAGTAACCATGCTCCCAACTTTACTAAGCTTAACATCTTGCTCAACAGTATCTTCGTCACCTAAAGGCTCTAGTCCTAATTCGTCACGTATTTCATCAGTTGTCATCACCTCTCTAATAGTCTTAGAGTCAAATTGTACTGTTATTGGTTTAAGTTGCACAAAATTAACAGGCATATCCATGTTGTTAATCTGAAATATTTTTCTTAGCTGTTTTACTATTTGGTCTTGAAATGGTTTAATTACAGTATTAAGATAAAAATTAGCAGCGTTTATAATTTCGTCTGTATTGCTTGAAAAACCATTAGCGGAGTCAATACCCATCAGAGTCTTAGATGTTACCCTGTGACCGCTTAAAATGTTGCTAGTAAGCAATTCTTGAAGTGCTATATATTGCTTGTCAAGATCACTTGTACTAATAGGGGTTATCTCAGGAGTTCTTGTCTTATCATCTGAGAATGTAAGTACAAATTTTCCTGCATTAGTTTCAGAACAGAATTTATCAGTAAGACTTTGCTCTATCTGCATTCTTTCTTCGTATGAAGGTACTCCATTTGCGAAGGAAATCAGAAAGCTCCCAGCAAAACCATTAGATATATTGTTTAGATGAAACTCTGAAACTCTAGCGTCAATCAACGCCCAATTGTTACAAGATACATAATCAGGAGTGTAATACGAATTCATGTTAGGGCTGTAAAGACCTGAATACATTATTTGGTTAGCTGAAGTCCTATCGTTAGCATTAAAAGCAGGAACATAGTTAGGTTTGTTTTGTCTTGTGTTTGACCAATCAGATGAGATGTAATATCCAGGTGTTTTACCAAATTCGTCAGGTCTTGCGCATCTTAACTTAGAAACATCTAAATGATAAACCTCCGCAATCTGAGTTCTATCTTTTGACCATACTATGTTTAAAGCAAATGCTCCTTGTAGCTTAAAGTCAAATGCTAATTTTTTTATTACTTCATGAAGACTCTCATTACCATTTGCTCTATTAATAAAGTTTTGTAGCTTTACAGTAGCCTCTAAATCTCTATCGTCTTCGTCTTCTATTATAAGTGCTTCACCTGCTATCATCTCAGATGTTGCGTTTATAATAGCTGCTGATATTGAGCTTGAGTAGTATAAATCAATTAAAAACTGTGGATATAAATTTCTCCAATTATCTGTACCGTATTCAATCCAATCTTTACCTCGCGTCTCTTGTACGATTGGCGCTGTACTTGTTTCTAAATTAATATTTATGATATTGTCTTTCATGTTTTTTTATTTAATTATGGCATCAAACTTGCTAATCTAGCAGTAACATTTGCTGTTAATGCTGCACTACTTGAACTGTATATTTGTATCTCTGAAAGGTCTCCATTATACGCATTTCGATTTGTTTCTCTTACACCTATGCAATCAATATCTGCTATTCCTGATAATGTTCCTGTCGTTGTTTGTGCTACCCCCTTCCAATACATTGTTATTGTATTGCTAACACGAGTGAAAACAACGTATGCTTCTTCAGCATAATTGCCGCTATCTTTAGGAATGTCAAGTGAAGCATTATTTATTTTTATTTTGACGTTGCTATTTGAAGAGAAGCGTACAAATTCCCCACTTGTAGTGTTGTCTCCTAAAAGAGAACCTAGTGTTGTTAATTTTAGTTTTGCACCAATAGTAAAATCCCCTGTTAGTTCTATTTGTCCTGATGATTGAAGAAAATCAGAAGCAGCACTATTAAATGATAATACACCATCTGCATAAGCAGGTTGTTTAGGAAGACTGGATTGCTCCATATCTATATTATTTGAAGAACTATCAGCCCAAGCACTTACATCAGAGCCATTTAAGGTAATACCCACACCTTTTTGATACCAAGCCTCTAAACTTGATTCATCAGTAGGAGACCATGCACTACTAGATGGGTAGTTTGATGAATTTAAACTTAAACCTAATTTTAATGATAACATACTATTCTGTATATCCTATTCCAACACCTCCTGAGATAGTTATTGAAGTGATATTCATAAAAAGAGATGTGCCAGCAGGTACTTCGACATGTAACTTAGTAGCATCTGTAACATTATTTGCCCCTAGAGCTGTTATTGTGCTAGTTACTGGGAAGTAAACACAGTAAAAATTCTTACCTGTTAAAGCTCCACTTGTTGAGTCAAAAACTAATGTGCCTGCATTTTTACCTAATTGCTCTGTTAATAATTGTTGTACGTTTTCTATTGCCATTTTTTTTTATTTTATTGTCCGTAATATATATAATTTGTTTTTTCTATACTTGCTGAAATAGACGCATTAATTACCCCACCTGTAACTGTTACAGTTGGATTTTCAGTATAACCACTTCCTGGATTTGTTATTGTTACTGCTGTAATTACACCACCATCTATTGTTGCTGTTGCTGTTGCTTGAGTTATACAGTCTCCTGTTATTGTTATTGTAGCTGTTGTATATCCTCCCCCTCCATAGTCAATTGTTAGTGATTCAACACTTTTACCATTCTGTATGTATGATACTTCTTCATTTCCAGCCCTATCATCTAAATACATTTTGCCCTTTGTAACTAACCCTTGTACAATACCCTTCTGATTAGATGCTGGTGTAAGTACAGCTAACTCAGTTTGAGGCGCTCTGCTTGTTATTAATGTAGGTGCTTCAACCCAACTTACTTCATACACTTCATATTTCCAATATCCTGCTGGAGACAGGTTTATTCTGCCATCTAATGTGCTTGGAGTTGCGTTATATTCAAACAATAAGTAAGTATATCTATCATAAATTGTTTCAGTCTTTGCATAAGCATATTGTACACTCCCATCCATGTCATTAGTAAACTTAAATAAGTGCCTAATGTTTGAAGACGCAACAGAAGTATCAATTCTATTATCCTCAGTTTGTATATAAGCCTCTATATTAGTTTCTGTAAATCCTTGTATCATCACTATATAATAGAAAAAACATGATTTTATTTGGTCTTATAAAAAAAGAGTGACATATAAGCCACTCTTCTCTAAGAAATATTTAAAAACTAATAATAATATTATAAGTTAGTTGATACAATTGGAATTGGTGATCCTGAATCTAAGTTGTCAAATGGTGTATTCGTGTAGTCTTTTACCATTGCAAAAGGCTCTGTTTCCATTCCGTCAAATGTCAATGTATATCCGTTTCTATCTCCTAATGCCGCGCCACTATCCATAGTACCTGCATTAAGCTCCATACCATTTACCATACCCATAGCTGTAATCACATTGTGACCATCAGCTCCGAATGTTTGGTTTAACTCAGCAAATATAATTGTTTTAGTTTGTCCTAATAATTTTATTTCTGCTTGGTCTGCTCTACTTAGTTTATTATATATTATGTTAATTGTCGGAGTGTAATATAAAGTTGAATTTTCTCTACTACCAACGATCGTATCTGTTAAAGATGATGTACCCATAGGTAAAGTATATTTATAAATACTGTTACTTCCCATGTCTATATCATCTATTTCTCTAACTTGATTTGGTGATGCTGTTGAGTCGTAAGTTATTGTTCCAACTTGATCAAGAACCGCGAAATAAACCGCTTTAATACCCCCCGAGATTCTATTACAATCTAACGATCGTCCTCTTGTAAGTGCTGTACATGCCATAAGTTGTTAATTTTTAAAGGGTTAAAGATGCAGAGGTTTTTACGCCCCTGCTTCTATTAATTTAGTTTATTTACGATTGTCTAACTACGTCAGCTCCAATACCTGCAACTACACCTGCTGTATAACGAGCTACAAGGTTAATGTTGTCTGACCCTGTTACAGTACTTTGATCTAGTAAAGAAATTCTTGTACTATCTGAAAGTAAATCAGTACCAAAAAATAAATTTGATTTTTGAGCAAATACTAACTGGTTGTCTACCATACCTGGACAAACTGCAATCTTAATACCTTCAAATACTGGAATAAAATCTTCACTCATGTACTGATAAGGCATTCCAGTTAATGCTGACATTGCTTGTATGTATAATTGATAAGTCTTAGTATTCATGTAGATATAAGCATCATCTTTTCCTAATACATTAGCAGCAGTTCCGCCAAGAATATCATCAGTTAATTTTTGCAACTCTCCTATAATAGTAGCGTTAGTATAAGCACCTGCTGCTGCTGACTGAACAACTGTTGCGTCAGTACCAGGTAATAACCAGTATCCTGTAAATCCGTTGAACTCACCAGCATTTCCTGTTACACCACCCCAAATAGAAGTTTCAGTAGCGTTTGCAATAATCTCACCCATGTAAGAAATAACGTAGTCTTCAAAGCTTACTGAAGGCATTGCGTCTCTTCCTGCTCTCATTTGAAGCGCCTCGTAACTAGTTAGCAACGTACCCTTGCAAATGCTCAAATTTATTTGTAAATCCTTCGGAGTTAAAGTCGCCTCGGTCAAACTGAGATTTCCACTAGTTGTAAATGCATTACAGTCACCATCCACCACTAAGGATGATCCAGCCATTCTCTGAATGTTTTCTTTATATTTTATGTTTTCTAAAACCGTCATAAAGTCTAACGATTTTGCTTCTTTTAAAGCGCTTGATATGTAAAATCCTGCTGCTTTACCGTTGAAGTTCGGTTGTGTTACACTAAAAGCCATAATTTTTTTGTTTTAAATTATTAATTAATTATTTTTATTTTGCTAGCTTCATTAAAATCCTTTCACGCTTAGATAGCTTACTTAATGCTACTTCAGTCATTTTAGGAGATTCTGAGCTAAATTTATTTGTATTTATTGGTGCATCAGCAGGTGTTTCTGCTAATTCCGTTTTAAGTCTTTCGTTTTCTTCTTTTAATTTTTTAATTTCATCTTCTGCTGAAAATTCAACTACTTCAGTTGTTTTAATTGACTTAGGCTTATCAGAAACTTCTGTATTTTCTTCTGACATTTCTTCTACTTCGTCATCACCACCTACTTTGTCTCTTTTAAGATCAGCTACTGCATCTTCTAGGTTCTTGATACGCTTTTCCATACCTTCCCAGTCATATACTGCTGCTTCTTCGTCATAATCGTCTTTGTCTTCTTCAGCTAATTCAGTTTCTTCTGACATTTCTTCTTTTTCTTCTTCTGCCTCTACTTCTTCTTCAGTTTCTGATTCCATAACCTCAGCAACTACTCCTTCTTCTTCAACTCTAAAAGATACGCCATCTTCTGTCTTGTAAGTTCCGATAGGTAAAAGGATTGTTGTGCCATCTTCTGTTAATACTGAGATGTCCACCCCAGCTTCAAGTTCTTCAGCAGTAGAAACGAAAATTGTACCATCTTCGCTTTTAGATTGCCAAGCTAATTTAATTTCTTCCTCAGCTTTGTTTAAGCCAAGCGCTACTAATATTTGTTCTTTAATGTCCATAGTTTCGTTTTTTATTAAATAGAATTATTGTTACTTTGTTTGATTTTCGTTTATTATCTCGTTTAAAGCTGATAGTATCTCTTCGTCTGTTGGTGTTCTCTCTGACATTTTTTCCATCTTATCTGTGAAATACCCTTCTATACTCAGACCTTTTAAATTGCCTTGTTTTATCTCTTGCCAAAGGTCATCATTAGTTATTTTCATCTTAACAAACCAAGTGCCGTTAGGCAAATCATATCCGTATAATTTAGATTTATCTTGGTCACCCTCTTTAATCCATGATTCGACAGTTAAAACACCTGAAACTCTATCTTGATGTTCATACGTTGCTTTGTGATGATTATTGTGTTTTAAATATAACTCACTAGCCTGTCTTACTGTTTCAGGACTAAAGTAAACATAATACTCTGAGTCTGTATTTGGATTATATCTAAATATTTGCTTATTAGGTATTAAAGCAGGACTAACTAGCATACGCTTTTCTTCATCAACCTTAGCAAATGTAAGGTTGTTCTTTTCTTTTCCAAAATAAACAAAGTCTTGTTCAATAGCTGGTGCTGACACTAAGCTAATAGCATCAATAGCTAATTCTTCACTATCATCATCAATAACTAATTCTACAATAGAAGTAGTCTTTTCGTAATAGTCTTTATTTGCAGCTTCACATTCTGCAATGGAGTCATATTCACAGTCTCCTGTCTTACCCCATTTTACTTTTCCATTTTCACATTCTTCGCACGGCATATTATTAAATAGATTTTAAGTTAATATATTTGATTTTTAAATTGTTGCTCTACGTCTTATATTCGCAAGCTGGTTCTGCGAATCTGTCATTTCGTCTGTAACTACAAACGCTTTGACTGGTTCAGGCTCTACCCCTCCTGTTAGATCGAAAGCACCTGACATCATCTGTGGTGCAGGTGTTGTTGGTGCTGCTCCACCTCCTCCTCTACTTCCTCCTCCACCCCCTCCTCCTCCGCCTGGAACTGGAGTTGAAACGATAGATGCTACATTGGCTAAACCTGCTGCAATTGCTGCTCCTGCCGCTACTGCTCCAAGTGCAGGTCCTGCTGGTCCTATACCTGCTAAAGACTTATAAGCTGCTGTTGCAGATGCATAAGTGTCCATAGTTGTTTGTGCAATAGCAAAGGCTTTTCCTGCTGCTGTTTCTTCACCTAATATAGTAGCCATATCTCCCGCAGCATTAGATGCAATACCTACCTGTTGATCTGCTGTCATATCTGACCATTTGACTTGTTGCTTAGAAAACTTAGCTTCAGCTTCTAGTCTTTTTCTATCAAACTTTTTTCTTATTTCTGCTTTAACAGCTTCAGAATTTTCTAATAATTCTGCACTAGCTAATTCTTTTTCTTCTTGTATTCTTAGCTCTTCCATAGCCCTTTTTTCAAGGTCTGTAATTAAAGCTAATGTATTTTCTTGTTGTAAAGCTAATAATATTGCTGCTTCACTTTCTGCTTTTGCAATTTTAGCATCTTCTTCGTCTTGTTTTTCTTTTGCTCGTGCTTTTTGTTCTGCTGCTATTTCACGATCTAACGCATTAACCTCAGTAACTACTCGCCTTCGCATTTTAACAGAAGCAGTCTCTTTTTCTATAATCTCAGCTTTTAATCTTGCTAAGTCTTGTTCATCTTGTGCAGAATTTTCACTAAGCGCCATCTCTGCTTCCTTAATACGCATTCTTTCTCTTGCTAAAGCTATTTCTTTTTCTGTTGTTTCTGCTTCGAGTTCTAGTGCTTTCTTTAGATTATCTAATCTTTCTTGTGCTGACTTTGTTTCATCTTCTGCAACTAACCTAGCTTTTTCTATTTCTTGTCTAGTAGCCGCTTTTTGAATCATAAAAGCATTATCTGCATCTCTGAGTTGTTGAGTTCTTTTGGTTAAGGCTGCCATTGCTGCTGCTTCTCTAGCCATTTCAGCGCCCATTTCCTTAATACTATCTACAAACTCTTTTCTTTGTTCAGCATCTAATCCTGTTGACGTTTGTAATAAAGCATCTCCAAACGCCTTAGCACCTTCAGCAGCACCCTCAAAGTCTAATGTAAATACTGATTTAATAACATCACCCAAAGCACCAAAACCTTTAATAAGACCATCTAGTCTATTTACAAGTTGATTTTGTATAATTTCATATAATTGTTCAACCGCTTTTTGTGGATTTTCAAAAGCTGCAACCATTGTTTCTCCTAGACTTGAAAAAGCATCTGTTATTGCATCAACTATTGCACCTAATGCAGACATAGCTTGTGCCAACTTATCTGCTCCTCTTTTTGTATTAGTAAAATAAGACACTAAAGCAGTTACAGCAATTAACAAAGCCCCAATACCAGTACTCATTATTCCTGCTTTTACAGTTGCAAACATAGTCTTTGCAGTTTTACCAACTGATACAAATCCTGCTTTTACAGAATTTAAAGATACGCCCATTATTTTAAACTCACTAGCTAGTCCTGCTGCATCTTTACTTACTTCTCCTACATTTGATTTTACTTCTAATTCTATTGTTTCTTTTGCCATATCTTTTTACTTTTATACTTTCATTTCATAAAGGTTAAGGGTACAACTCCATCTTATATTCATAAACCTACTGCCTGTAACTTGAACATGCATATCGTTAGTTCCACTAAATGCAATTTCTGCTGTCCAACCTGTAACTGTTCCAAAACTACCTAATGTTGTAACTGATTGATTATCTGCCTTTAAATAAGCTATGCCAGTTGCTCTTAATAATATTCTATCGTTTACATTTCCTGCTGCTGTTCCTCCAAACCTAACACCCATTACATTAGCCTCAAATCCAGTAAATGATGTTGATGATGTATCAGAATCTCTAGCAATAGTTGTCAATCCGTTTAATCCATTGACAAATAAGTTAGTTGGTGCTTCATTTTCTGTATCTCCTGACAAATGTATTGTTGAACTTTGGCTTTTGCCTAAAGAACCTCCCCCTCCAATAACAACCTCTCCTGGTCTTTGTACAACACCATAAGAACCTAAAACAGCCGTGTTGCTTATGCCACTAGAAATTTCATTGTAATTACCTACAATTATATTGTTTCTTGAATTGCCTTTAACATTATTTTTTTCACCCATAATATAGGTGTTAGCAGTACCTATTTCTGTTGTATTTTGCGCGCCCCTTAATACATTCGTAGTATTGTCTGATGACGTTGTAACACCACGATTAAAGGTGTAAGCAAAGCAAGTCCCTGTTGCTATGTCATATTTATATCCATACGCTTGGCATTGTTCTTGGTTAGGGGTGAGTATATTAGTTCCATCAGTAAAAGAAACAACACCAAATTTGTCTATTGAATTTGGTTTTACACTATATCCTGGTATAAAATTTATTGACATATTTTAATTTTTATGGTATTAATATAAATTCAACAGTTGATAAATCTCCAGGTTTATAATCTATTTTATTAACCCTAAATGTTCGGTTTCTTATAAATACTTTGTCAAACATATTAAAGGTGTT